GTTAAACTCTTGCATGAATATAAAATCCATGAAAGAGTTTAACAAGCTGGTAGACAAGGGCGCCCTCATCTACCAGCTTGTTAAACTCTTTCATGGATTTTATATTCATGCCGGTTGCGGCGGATACGGCCTTGAGCCTGTCAACCACCCTTGCGTCTACAAAATCAGATTGCGCCTTGGCGTCTTGTTGCGCCTGTTTCAGCTCTTTTGTGGCTTTAATATATTCATAGATACCGCTTACAAGTTTGGCGATTTCCATAACGGCATAAGCTGCTGCTGCAACGAGCACAAATTTAAAAGCCAGGGCTGCTGTTGTTGCCGCTGCGCCCACAGAAGCCAAGGCAATCCTAAGCGTGGCAAGCCAGGAAACAATGGAACCAGCCGTCAAGACAGACATAGCCGTAGCCATGGCTCTAATTTGGGTCGCAATGACTAATGGCGTTCCCACCAAAACGGCAAAGGCAATTCTTGCCAAGCCAAGATATGTTATGGCCTGGATAATTGCCGGTAAAAATGGTCCCATTGCGTTTACGATTTTAACAACGGCATCTGCAAAAGCCAAACAGGCCACTGCAATATCTGCAAAGGCGTTTGCTCCGGTTTCCACCCAGGCCTCGATATTTTTGCCGTTTCCAAGCACTTCTGTAATCGCAATATCCACCCGTTTCAGAGCAGAAACAATTTTTTCATTAAACGTGAAACTTCCGGTTTTGCTATCAATCGTAACAATGGCTTTTGTCAGGTCCAGGATAAGCTTTTTAGTGTTTTCAAAGGCACCTGTCAAGCCAGAACCAAGGGCCATCTGAATCGCATCCACCAAGTTTGAAAAAGACCCCGAAAGGGTTTTTGCTGCATCATCACCGGCAAGTTCAAATTCCTTAAGTTTTGCACTTAAAAATTCAAATCCTTTGCCGGTGCTGATCACCTCTTTCATTTGTTTGGCGGAGATACTAAGAGCTTTGGCGATTCGTGCATTTTGGTCAATAGTGCCATCCAAGATGGTCCTTACTTCTTGTCCGAGTTGATCCATTGGCACAGATAATGCCGCCCCTGCCTGGGCCATCATGGACACAAACTTAACGATCTCATCCGGTTTGAACCCGGCTTTGAAAGCAGGACCTAGACCCTCTTGCATTACGCGCAACAACTGTTCGTAGGTTGCAGTGGTTTTTAATCCTGCGATTTGCAGATCCTTCTGGATCTTGGTTGCCATCTGTATTGATATTGCGTAGGCTTTAGATGCGGCTACCGCCCTGCCGTTAACGTCTTTAAAGTCGTTAAATGACCGGATCAGGGCGGCTATCCCTATTTGAGATTGTTCGAGGGTGTTGTTATATTGGAATGCTGAAGAAATAGCCCTTCGATAAAGATCGACTCCCCCCAGAGCGGCGGCTATTCTACCGAGGGACCCGGCAAAACTTGAAGAGGCAGAATTAGAGGCTGCGAGAGTGGCATGATAAGCCCTTCCGGCAGCATCGACTCTTCTCAATCCATTTTCCAGGCTAGATAAGAGCGCGGCGCCGCGCTCTTTGATATCGATCAAAATAGACAGGGAGTTAGTCATTACTTAGCCTTTATAAAATCGGAAAAATCCTCATTTTTTGCATGCTGGGCAACCCGGGAAGCGATTGCCAGCAACTTTAGTTTATGCTGCTCGTTGTGTGCTTTTTCCTTGAAGGCGGCGAGGAAATAGGAGTATCCGTATTCAAGGGCGGCAACATGCCCTGACTCAATGAGCCCGCAAGCGCTCCTGAAAATTCCCTCCGAATCGACTGCTTTATTTCCTCTATCGCTCCGGCGAGGCCCATTCCCAGGGCCAGGACGAAAAAAACTTCATTAACTTCCCGGAAAGTGTCGTAAATGGATTTTATCTCCGACGGGGCCATTTCTTTTAACTCTTCAACCGTAATTCCGTCTGTAAATCTGGGAAGAAAATATTCTATCTTGCTCATGACGTCAGACGACTCTCCTGCTTCGCCAAAGAGCTCAATAATATCCTTAACCCTGAGCTCTTTGACTGTGATTTCCCGATCATCTATTTTAAGAGTTTTGTGTTTGCGCATAAAAATTACCTCCTCTATGAAAAGTTATCAGGCATCTGCATAAGTAAAGAAACTTGCCTTCCAGGTGCCGCTGCTCGTCGCAAGGATCTTGCCCGTGAACTCCAGGGTTGCAAAATCTTCGGTCAGCCATGCAATATCTCCGGACGGCTCAATTTGGGCTTTAAAGACTACAACCTCACAGTCACGCTCGTTGGCCTGGTCCATGCCGACAAGTCGCAGGTATACCTCATACTTATTCACATCGTTTGCGGTCACGTCATAGCCTGTAACCCCGAGATATTCATAAGAGGCAGTCAGTGTCGCGCCATTTACAATCGTCCCTGTTGACAGGGCCTTAATACGCCCGACTTCATAGTCAATCTCGTAATGGGTGCCCTCAACGTAGGTGATTAATCCCGTTGCCTTGTCTTTGACGACAGGTTTGTGTCCAGTTGTAGAATCAATATTGCGCTTGGTAAGCTTAACCCAATAATCATGGACAGCAACGGGTTCCTCGGGTGATGCCGTGCAGTTGCCTGCTGTCTGAGTAAATGCGGTATCCGTTCCGAACATGGCCAGGGCCAGATTTTTCCGGTTGATATCCGTCAGGGTAAATTTCAATTCCTGCTCACTCTTAGTGATAACGGATTTGATCGTTGTGGCGTAATTGGCGCGCCTGTAGCCAATCAGCTCTTTTTTCTCAAGCTTGGGCGGGTTAATGACAAAGCTTGAAGCATTTCCCACATCAAGTTCTGCTCCAAGCACTGCTGTTGACGGGTTGTAAATGGCAAGCTGTAAATCGCCAGATCCCAAAAAGGACTCTTCTTGATATGTCATGGTTATACTCTCCTTCTCGTGGCGATCTGCTCGACCGTCACAAATGTAAAACTGTTAAATTCTGGATATAAATTTATTGGTATTGATTCGGTGTTGAATGATAATTTTGCAAATCTGGATGATTTAAGAATATCCTCCACTTTCTCCCGGAAGGCCTCCACGTCTGCAACCCCGGAAAATGTTTTTGTTGTGGATACTGTTGTTGTGTCTACCTTAACGGTCGCGTCAACGATAGTGTCGTCGATGATTCCACACCCTATTGATACTATCCATGACATCATATTTTGCGCATTCCCTCTGGCTTCGGTGATCTCTTCAATGATCACAAGAGGGTAATTTTCGGACTCTGGCGGGTTGTCAATATTAATCCCGACATATATGGTCGGTGTGTTGCCGTACTTGGAGACACACCATGCAGATAGTGCGAGATCAGATGCGATCGCATCCCGGATTAAGGTTATTATTTCGGATGTGGACGACATTATGAGATCCTTACTTTTGTTCCAGTTGCATATCTGTCGTAATTTGCCCAAAATTTCTTTTCAAAATAATGGGCGGACTTGCTTTCCCAGCGCGCGCGAACCACATCAATCCATTTGCGCCCAGGGGTTCTAAGCTGCCGGGTTCCTTTTTTAACTGGAAACCCGGCAGCAAAAAGCATTTTGCGCATCTTAGGGGTTATGGTCGTTCCAAAACCAGATGTGTTTTTCGCCATCCACTGCCAATAATTCGATTTAGGCCTGAGCAAACCTATTTCCGCTATCAAATCCTCAGAGTCGATTTGATAGCGGATCATGTTGATAAATCTTGAAAAAGGCTGAAGCCTTGTACTGAGTTTTTGTTTAACCCAGCCGGATTTTCCAGTGTTCCCAGAATCAAACATCCCGTGAATCCTTGAATTTCCCGTTGTCCATTTTTTATTAACCCGTCTTTTGGACCATTTGACGTTACGCCCACGCCTGTTGCCCTGGTCATGCATGACCGAAAGTACGCCGGTATGCGGGTTGAGCCTTGGCTGTATGGCCCTGCCCGTGTTTTTAATATCCTGCTGCACCGCCCACCCAAGAGATCTCAGTGCGGACCCTCGGGATCTCCGGAAAATACCCGGAAGGTCAACGACGGATTTTATTAAATCTGAAAGTCCTTCTGTTTTAACCTGGACATCAATCATCGCTGCTGCCCCGCTGAAAATTTAGAGCGTTTATGCTTAACAAATCTCAAACGCCTAGATATCTCGTCCCCGGCAACCAGTTTCCAGAAATACCAGGAGGCTCCATTCACAACCGCCTCAATACGATATTCCGGCTCATCTTCGTAGTCCATGCGAAGAATGTCCAAATCCATGACTTCGGCTTTGACGCCCGTATCATCCATATCGACCTCATACCGGACCAGAGCGTTTAAATCATCCCCTCCCAGGGTGATTGCGCTGCCAAGCCCGGTAACGGGATCGAATAGGATAGATAAGCTATTTGCAAAATCTTCGGCAAGAGTCATGGGTTATTCCGTGGGAGGCAGATATTCTAACTGCACACAGACCTTACCCGCCGTCAGGGCTGCGGTGCCGACGGTAAAGGTCAGGCTTGTTATGTTGCTGGTAGCCCGGATAGAGGTTGCAGCAGTCCCCACTGGCACAGTTGCCAGAAGAGCGTTGAGCGTCAACGATGCCTTGGCTGTGCTTGCCAGGATATCATCAGTTGATAATGCTTTGACTTGCAGGGTTGCAGAGCCGTCCGACGTAACTGCTGTTTTGACACGGATGATCCCTTCCTTAATAATAGCTCCAGAGGGGATCGGGTTACCATAAACGGTAATCGCTCCGACGGCTCCCCCGTGTTTTGCGAAGTCATATTCAAATACCGCTATTTTGCGTGATATTCCTAAACCTGTTGATTGCATTTGCGTTTCTCCTAAAAAATTGTATTGCGGACGATAGGAGTTGGTCTATCATCCGCCAGAACTTTATAACCGTTTTATAACCAACTGGATTGTGCAGTTTGCTGCGATTGACTTGGCATAAACAAACTCCACACCAGCGTTTAGTCTGACCTCGCTAAAACCAATGCCGCCCCCGTCTTTAATCGTTATATAAGGATCTGAATCCGATCCAGTACGCGAGAGGTTAAAGGCGGTATCGTCTGCTGACTGGATCGCAATATGACAGGAGGCAAACGAACCGACTGATTTTATACCGGTCCAGGCCGTCGTCGTGATCGCTTGGTTGATTATTTCAGCAAACATGGGTTAATTCCCGTCGTTGTAGTAGAGGCCTTTCCAATCAACGGCTTTTGCTCCTGCGTCGATCCGGACCTTATATTCCACGCCATCTACGCTCCAACCGGCACGGGTTTCCATGTATGGCTTTTGCTGTCCGCCTAGGAAAAACACTTTAACGGTGCGGCCCTTATTCGCTGCCAGATACCAGGCGGCAACATCATCATCATCAAGCCTGGGTTCGTAAACTCTGGTCAAGACTGTGCCCGAATATGGATTAACGCGAGTTGAGGCAAGAGATGAATCTGTGGCAACGGTATTACTGTCGGAGAATTTGTCTGTTTTGAAAAAGACTTCTGTGGCACCTTCCAGGGCTTTAGGTGCCAGAAAGAATACGGGGTTAATATTCAGTCTGCGCTTACCAAGCAGGTCTTTTTGCGTGCCCATAGCAAGAATACCGGCAGCAATTGTTGAAACACCCGGAATACCTCCTGAACCGCTGGCAACGTAGTTGCTATGGGTGGTTGAGAACAAGGCTGCACCATCGCCCATATTGGCGTTTGCGGTCAGCACCGCATAGGGTAAATCTCCAACCTTGCGAGCAGCTGCTTCTCCGTGAGCTCGGGGAATATCGGTCAAAGCCCCAAGGTCATCATTGATAATAGCCTGACGAGTGATTGCGAGGAGTTTTCCATAGGTTGCAATTGCGAAGGACTCCTGGGTCTCGGTCCTGGCTCCATATTTATACTCCATTCCCTCGGGAATTTCGTCGAGATCAGGCGTTTCAGACAGCCTTGGCAGATTCTGGGTTTTAAAATCAGGGACGGACCCGATACCGCACCATACCTGCCAGGTTTCATTGGCTCCCTCCCAGCCTGCAAACAGAGATTTGTTTGCTGTATTGGCCAGTAAATATGGGAAATCGGTTGTGGTGAGTGCACGGCCTACCATCTCCAGCCGACCCCCGCCACTGGGTTTGTTCGAAATGATAAGTGCCTGCCGAGCGAGTTCGGTCAGGCTCCATCCTGCCAGATCCGCGGCACCTGGGGCAGGGGTCGCAACAGTGAGGCCTGATCTGATTATCAACCCGTCCTCTGCCGCCGAACGGAATTTATCCCAGCCGTCAGCGGTTATAATCGCGGGGTTGTGATTCGGGGTTTTGATTGGTTTTTTATCGAGTTTATCGATAATCGCCTGCCTGGCTGCATCCATACTCGCGCCTGATGCTACCAGATCTTTTACCATGTCTGACAATTCGAATCTCTCACACATCGCGGTAATCTCTGTGATGCGTTCGCGCTCGACACGAGCAATTTCAGCCCGTTCAGCGTCCGGCGAGGTCGGAGCGGCTGCGGGGATGGTAGCGGGGGCAGTGGGGGTAACTGGGGCCACAACCGGGTCAGATCTTTGCCCCAGGGTTTCAAAATACGCCCAGGCCTGTTCGTCTGTTGCATCCAGAGCCAGCCCATGCCGCTCCAGATATTTTCTGAGTCTTTTATCCATGGTT